GAGACCAATAAAATGGAACAACATTTGTAATATCACCAACAGTAACTTGAGCAATAAATGTAGCAGAATCTAAAATACAATTAAAATCATCAGATGTTGAATCAAAGAATCCTTCAATATACATTTCTTTTATTCCTTTTTTAATATTTCCACCATCAGCAAAAACATCATCACAGATAGTATATGATTGGTATGAAGAAATTTTATCATACCCATAAATGCTAACCGTTCTTTGTTTTACACATCCATTTATATCTGTTACTGTTAAAGTATAATTACCCTCATTTAATCCGGTAATATTTGGTGTTGTTTGACCGTTACTCCACAAATAAGTGAATGGTGGTGTACCGCTCGTAATAAACGATTCTACCATACCATTAGACCCTGTGGTAGCATCAGTACCAAGTAAACTAAAATCAACCGTCTCAGACGCATTAATTATTATAGTATCGGTTTGTGCACACCCATTAGAGTCAATAACTGTAGCGGTATAAGTATCTGAGGCTAAGTTATTAAATGTTACCGAAGAAAAACTAGTTTGAATTGGTGGTATACCGGTTATACTAAACGTATACGGTGCAACACCACCTTGAGATATTTCTAACAATACTGAACCATTATTTTGATTACAAGTTGTTGGTGTTGTTGTTGCACTTAAAGTATAAAGTACCGTATTATTAATTTCATATTGTTCAGTAAAAGTACATTCCCCACCATTAATGGTTAATGTATAAGTTCCTGATGATAAGTTAGTATATTCCCAAAACGTACTTGTCGTAGTATTTGTACTAATAAACCCATCAGGGTATGTTAAAGTATATGTATATGTTAGATTTGGACCAAAAAGTATAATAGGTGATAAGGCTCCGGTTGAATTATTACAAGTAGAATTAACAATTCCGACATTTACAACGGAGAATCCTTGAGGTGCGATGATTGCTGTAGAGGCAACAAAATTACATAATCCAGCGTCAGTCACTGAAACAATAAAATTACCTGAACCTAAATTATTAAAAGTATAACTAGTTGAGTAAGATACTTCAGTATAACCATTAGACCCTGAAAAAAGATATGGAGCTGTACCACCTGTAATATTTATGGTAACTGAACCATTTGTCATAAAACAGTCAGGTATAACATTGCTAAATGAAAGTAACCCAATTAAAGGCACATCATTAACATTAACACTTTTTGTAACTATACATCCACTACTATCGGTTATTGTTACCGAATAATTACCCGAAGGTAAATCAATAATATTATCATCAATTGTACCGTTTGACCATAAATAATAATATGGTGCGTTACCTGTTAATCCTGTTACATATAATTTACCGGTATTACTACCACAACCTGAATTATTAACAACAAAGAACCCAAAATCTAATTCTGTCGATGGTTTAACAATACAAGTTTCTGATTTACCTGTACATCCACCACCATCATCTCCAATGACATAATAAGTACCCGGTACTAAATCAGTAAAAATATAATCGTTAGTATAACTAATACCACTCGTAACATATCCAAGACTATTGTGATATAAATAAAAACTTGCGGTTTCATTGTATAAATTAGCAGTGGTTGCTGTTAATACACCATTATCTAAATTACACGTAGTATCTTGAGTTGAAGATATACTAACACAAGTACCTGTTGAAATATAAAAACTAACCGGTAAAATAGTATTATCCGGAGAACAAGCATCAATAACATTAAAGATATATGTACCACCTGATAATCCGGTTTGAGTATATCCTGTAACACCCGTACCTAAAGCAATCGTACCATAAGACGATGGTTGTACCCACTGTATTGTATAATCAGGAGCACTACCCGTTATCTCAACGTTAATCGCACCAATACTACTATTGGTACAATCACCCGTAAAACTTCTTACAACACTTAATAAACAACTCATTAGCTACACAAAATATTAAAATTTATTCCCACGCTTAATCTAAAATTAATTTCACTTCTATCAATATCACAAATAATATTATATACTCCGATATTACCTTCTGTTGTTATATAATAATCATAACCAAAAGTTTCTAAACCGTCTAAAGCAATTAATACCGCTTTCTCCCAAACAGAATTACAAGGTGCACTTGCCCCCGAAAAAGTTGTAGTTTCAATACAAGGTGTTGGATTAAAATAACCAACACCGTTAAAAAACGGTAAACTAATTTTAAGTGTATTATCTATATATACCTCAACAAACCATTCAGAACTAATAGTTGTTTCATCACAATTACTAATATTATAATTAGTATTATTCGACAAATATCGATTTATTACAGTACCTAACACACCATTAAATGTCGTATTAAACGGATACATTGGACATTCAACTATTTGTGTTGGACAATCATTACTAAATAAACCGGTAGTTAATGAACAAGGAGTACAAGGGATTGGTATTAACTCACAACCCATTTGTCTTCTCCACACAAATTTCTGTCTATGGAAAATTGAATTTTCATATTTGACACCCGTATTCCATAATGTGGTTGCAGGAATTAATTGTTCAACCAATCTAATCCAATAATCACCCATACCATCCACATACTCAATCATTGTCTTATATGTGAAATTATCATTTTGAACACCAGCAATTTTTTCGGATTCTAAATAATTCCAATAGATTGAAGATAATCTTGGGTAACCACTTGTTTTACCATCAGTAGTAAATTGTCTATTTCTAACGTTAATAGTGTTTAACCAAAATGTTTGAGCAAATTCAAAGAAAGTCTTTCTCTTTGGTTGGGGGTCAATTACGGTCCAATCAACATTTTTTCTTGTTGGATAATCTACAATTGGAAATGGGTCACAAATTGTTGGTTCAACCCAACCTAACCCATTATCTGATATTGGAAAATCATAAGTTCTTGATAGATACCAAACGTCATATGATAACCCTTGAGCAGGATTCATAAATAAATCAACATTTTTAACATTGATTACTAAATCATCACTTTCAGTATAATATCTCGCATTATAACTACCATCAAGATTACTTCTTAAACCAACTTCATTATCAACCCAAGATTTATTATTATCAACTTGTGCCGTTAAATTAAACCCTAAATCAGTAAATGGTAATTGTCTATAATTATTCAAATATTCTTGACCATAGGTATATGGTTTTAGACTTGTTTGGTAATTAGGGTTTGTTCCCGTAAATACACTATTAGTTAAATCCACTTGTTGAGGTGCTCTATGTTGTGGTGTTGATTCAAACCAACCACTACCCATTTGGAAGAAATACACATCACTATCTTCCGGCATAGAAGGGTAACCTAAACTATCAATCGGATATTCATTTAACGTAACATTTACGTCTTTCATAATTGATGTTGTAGTAAAACCTGTATATACATTTAGTGGACCGTGAATCGTATATGTATTACCCGGCTCTAATACCGGTAATTCTCTCAAATAAGTTCCTGTAGATATTTGTGCGAATTGTTTATCAAATTCACTCATATTAATTCTACCGTCAGCCAAATAAATATATTCATTAAACTCTACCAAAGCATCCGGTGCACCAATCATTCTCATTAAAGTCTCAATAGATTTTCTAGTACCTTTTGATTTGAATAAGTAAGCCGAATTTAATACTAAATTTCTATAAAATTGATAATTTAATTCATCCGGAGTTGAAGCAATACCAACACCTGTAAAACTTGATTGGTCAGTGTTTGTTTGTCCAAACACCGAACTTAAAAAGTCATCATTAGTAATAGGTGATATATTAATTGTCCAACCTAATGTTTGTGATAAATTTTTTAATAATTGAGATGGTATATCATTACCAACATTATAATGAACCGAATTCATATATGCCAAAGCACTTACAAATTTATTAGTTTCATCAAAACTTCTACCATAAACTTGTAACACTTTTTCCATTTTTTGGTCAACAGTGTCAAAATCCTTAAATGCTCCGGTTGTTAAAAATCTTGAAACTAAATTTGTTTTGTAAGTGTCTAATGATTCAGAAATTTCATTTAATTTAACAAGATAATTTGTAAATGAAGGAGTTAATATATCTAAATTCCAATTACCATACAAAGGCCAAGTTATTGTTTGATTAAAAGTATAGTAACTACCATTTTCAGTTTCTTTAGGAACCTTAAATGTAGATGTATATATTGGTGTAACCGTTCTATTTAATAAAAAATTTTCAACCTCATCTAAGTTTTCATTAAAAACTCTAGCAACCTCATAATCATTTGGTCTAACAACTAAATCATCATAAATCACTGTTTGATATGAAAAAGGATTACCATTAACTCTAATAGTTAGAATACCCGTCGTTAATGATGTTGTTGGAACTATTGACACAACAGTATATCCAGAATTATTATAATACAACGAATATTTTGTATATTGTTTAGTTAAGTCTCTTAAAGGTGAAACCGGTATCTCCAATAACGATAAATTTCTAGTTGAACTTACTGTAAAATCAATATTAAACGGATTTCTAATTCTTGCAACATCTAAATCAAATGTTGTTATATTTTGTTGTGAATCAAAACTAATATTTGTTGCGGTAGCTCCCGTAACATAGTTAATACCTAAAAATGTTGATTCAAGACCCGCAGGAAATTGACTAATAATAGTTTCAACCGACGTTGAAATTCTTTTAACCATCGACCCGTATAAACTAAAATTTGTTACCTGACTTAAATCAAAATTAGGATAAACCTTAAAATTATTTTCAACAATACGTCTTGATTGTATCGAACTTTCAACCCCTAACGAATCTAAACTTATTGGTTCTGAAAAATTACCGGTAGTAAATGTTCTATTATTTTTTTCATTTACTGATGTAACAAATTCAAAATTACCTTGCGTTAAACCACCCCCCGTGACTAATTGGAAACCAACTAAGTCATCAGAAAATGTACCGGCACCGGTAGCTGATTGTGGAGGACAAGTGTATTTTGTTACTGCCATTATTCTGTTATGTTTGTAAAGTTTTTACTAAAATCAATATTATCACCTCTATCTCTTCTAACTTCATAAAGTAAGTTATTAAATTGGTCTCTAATTTCGTATAAGTTGTATTGTTTGTAAATATTATTTTGACTATCGTATAACGTGTAAATTCCGTCATCCATAGATTTAGTTTGATTACCAAATAACGCAATTGCTAATGTTGAGAAATCGTGTTCAACAATCTCAACATCCATAGTAATAGGGTTGAAGAAAGTATTAGTTATAATAATATCTTGATTTGGCTGTCCAATAAATGGTGTTGCATTCGGTTTATTTGTTGGTGCCGAAGATGGTGATAATGTACAGAAAATTAAATTAGTGTTATTATCTGTATATCTATATCTAATACCTTTTGCTGAAGTATTACTTAAATTTTGAACAACTGGTTCACAAAAAAATGAAGACGTAATTAATCTAAAGAAATTAGGTATTTTAGTACCATCCGAATTCAAATATTCAACTCTAAAACCAACTAAACCTTGATTAACAAATTTGTTTCTAAATTTTGATGGCACATCAGTTAAGTCAATAACAATTCCTTTAACATTAGGTAATGATGATAACACACCACAATCTAATATTTTAGTTCTAATCTGAGCCGGTCTAATAAATAAAGTGTATATACCTAATTTATTAAAAGTTTCCGCAGGTAGTCTTAAATTATATAAACCACCTAAAATTTCAACATTAGGATTCCCACCTGTTTCATCATTATTGTAATAAGGTCTTAACACCGATAACGCATCCAATGTTGTCAACACAAAGTTATCTGTTTCATCACGACTTGGTGTATAATTTAAGATAATCTCCACATCTTGAGGTGATACATCTGCCGGTCTAATAGTACCATAGGTTCCTGTTGCCATATTATTTTGTTGTTATATTGATAAATATCAAATTTATGTTTTTATTATATTAAAAAATTTATATCCGTATTTGGTTAAGTCACCAATGTTATCCACTTCACCTAATCTTTCAACTCGTTCCAAACTAGATTGTTTACCTCTCTCTATGTATATCTCAGATTGGACTTCAGCCTCATCGATAACATTTAACAACACCTCATTTTTTGTTATTGCCGAACATATTAACATATCAGATGTTAATCCTGATGATTCAACCATAAATATGGTTGTACCATCTTCATAGTCAACATAATCTATACCATTAACCGAATACATAGTACCTAAACCATCGTTAGTTAAACCACTGTAAATACCAATGTTTCCTGAAGTACCGGTAACAACAGTATTTAACTTAAATGGTGTTTGACCATATTGCTTCAAATCATTCAAACTTGATTGAGTATATCCCGTAATGATTATAGGAATTGTAGTAAAATCAGTAATACTAGTTAGTGTTGTATCACAGGTACTATCACCACTATAAATAAAATCGTACATTAATGATGTTCCAGCCCAACTACCACCCGCAGGTGTAAATGTTGCAGTACCTTTAGGATTTAGTATGGTAACATCAGTATAAGGTACGTGAACCGTTTTTTTAACGACATTTGAACCCCAAGGACTTATACCCGACATACTTATTGTATATCCACTAGAAGGACTTGGGTCAGAATACGGATGTGAATAAACTGTTGTTGACGGTGACAAAGTTATTACCGGTGTACCATCACCCCAATCTAAAGTGTATGTTGAAAACTCTAAATATTTCTTAAATTCAATATCCGATGTATTATAAAAATACACAGTAAATGGGTCATTTGTTGTTGCCGAGAAAATAAAATTAGTCATAACCTCCTTCTGTTCCATCATACCATCAAAAACTGAATAATACCCAATATCGATAGTATTTTCGGTAAATAGAATTGGAATTGTTAATCCGGTTAATAATGAATCATATTCTTTTGTTATTTCATTATAAGAACCCCCCGACAATATCTGAGTCATCGATGAATATACATAAGTATCACCCGTAATATTTGTAATTACCGGTGATTGATATGTTTTACAACAAAGTTGATAGTCATTTAATGTTGTTAATTGTCCCGCAAAATATGGCACCTTAAATACATCCCCAAGAATAACTTCGGGAGAAATTTTAATATAATAATTTCTATCTTCCATATTAAGGATTTATATATTCATACCATTTTATGGGACCACTAATCCCTATTCTAACATCTTGCCAATCAAAAATTTGATAAGTGTATGTTACATAATCTAACACCACTTTATAATAAAAATATCTTTCCGGATTAAATTGAAACGGATTAAAAGGATTTATAGTTATTTGTGGCTCCGTACTCATTTTAACAAAAACACCTAATCTCGCGTCAAAAAATTTCGCAGTCATATAAAACGTTTCAGTAGTTTTTGACGGATTTGGGTTAATATTCAAAAAATCTTTTTTTCTTAACCAATATAAAAAGAACCCTTCTTTATCACCAACGTAATCTAATGTGAATTCAGGTTTTTTTATCTGAACTAACGGTTTGTAAGGCGAAATACTAACTGTTTCTGTTGCACCTTGTTGAACCGGAATAATTACTGTAAAATAATTAGTTTGAGCAATTGAATCACTACTATCATAAAAGTCTAACTTAAAAAATGATTGTGTAAACGGTCTCAAATAGTAATAAATTTCTGTTGTTAAAAATCCCTCAGGAACATAACTTGTTACCCAATCAGACGCAGTTGAAGCTGTAACATTTACCGTAGGATTTGGTGGTACCGCACCATTAACACTAAAAAAATAAAAATTGTATTTAATATCTGTTTTAGTATCACTACTATATGGTGCGTGAGCAAATCTTAATATTTCAAAATCCTCAGCTTTACCAACCAATTCTTTCAAAACATCAGCCTCATAGACATCAATACTATCATCTCTACCATAAAAATCCCATTTCAATTCTATTGGTAAATCAATATATTGGTCATTTTTAGGTAATATAAACTTAAATTTGTTACTCACAATTATCCACTTTAGGTTGTCCAGTACCATAGATACTAGCGTTATGACTCAAGTCACTCTCTATATAATTAGTACCTTCCGGTATAATTCTAAACTCATAATTATCATAAGGATAATGAGTGTAGTTAAAAAATGGATAATTTACCCCATTACCATTGTTATCTATAAACCCATATGAATATAAATCTCTCCATATAAATAAATTTTGAGATGTTGAAAAATAAGAGTAATTAGGTATTCCTACCACATTTTTAGCCGAACCTGTTTCAATATAATCAGAAAAACCTCTAATAGTTAATTTATTATGTGGTTTATAATAGTAACCAAATGGATTATCTCTAGCTTCAAAATCAGTACTACCATTACTTAAACTTATAACATTGAACATCAAGGGATTATAAGTTAACTTGTGGTTAATTTCCGAAATTACTCGTTCTTTTTGTTCCGAATCATTCCACTCACAATAATCACCATCCATAACATCACCCTTTTTAAGGGTTTCAACATAAAATAATTGTCTTTGAAGACCCTGTATTGAACGGTAGTAAGAACCTAATGGAAAATTAGTGTCAGAGTCAGTATTATTAATATTCCACCAAGGAGATGGTTTATATGGAATAGTACTTTCATCTAAAGGTAAATTAAAATCATAACCTTGTTTTAGACCAACATTTGTACCCGCATCTGTTAGTGTACCAAACATTAACCCAAAATAACCTTTATAAATTACCGTAAAAAATAATTCACTAATAGGTTTTTTTTGATTATCAATCATTTCATTAATATTCAAATCATTGTTAAATGATAAACTATATGATTGTGCACCTTCTTTAACTGAAACTCTCGCAATATGATTAGGTGTTAAACCACTACTTTCATATTTTCGTTTTTGACCAAAGATATTCTGTTCAAACCCCGCATTAACTAAAGCGGCATCATTAATATCTGTTAGTATTTTATGCCTTCTAACATAATATTTAGAAGTAGTCTCATTTGGAATATCGGAATTAATTACTCTCTTAAAAGTACCCGATTTATTAAGATTAAATGTTGAACCTGTAAATAGAATATCATCAATATTAAACGTATAAAATTCAGTTCCCGGAATACCTGTACCTAAAGACGTTACTTGAAAAGTATCAAATCCATTATATAGTAAACTTAACTTAACCGATTCCCCAACTGATAAATTATGTTTAACAGGACATCTAAACGAAATTAAATTAACACCCCCAACTGTTGTTGGTACAACAACAAACGGAATTCCATCGGATGCCGTCCAATTAAGGGTTTTTTTACTAATTGAATCAATTGCCGACATTGGTTTGTTATAATCATTCTCAAACGCGTAACTAAGAAAATAATTCCAATTATATGTGGAAGCACTTTTGCTTACAAAATTAACGTGAACCGTGTTACCTGTATCCGGAATGGTATAACCTGAAACATTATAATCATTTCTAATAAAATCAAACTCATTGTATTGAGGAAACCCTCCCCAACGAACATTTGAATTTGGGGGACAATTTTGGTCAGCATTATTATATTCGTCAGTATAATATAATTGATTTTCTAATGGGTTATACTCACTATAACCCGTATATGAGTTCTTAAATAAAATAGAAAACTTACAAGTAGGTCTAAAATTTGTTGAGGTTTGTCTTTCATCATCATACAATTGCCCTAAATCAATATTTAATGACCTATCAAATTCAATATTTTCTTTAGTTGTCTGTATAAAAGGTATTTTCAGCCCCAAATCAGTATTTGAGGCTGTTTTATATCTTAGTGAACCTAAAACTATCCTTGTATCTTCTCTATTACTCATATGTTAACACTATTTGATTTGGTATCCATTTTCTTGAAAATTTATCGTACGCCGTTTGTCCTTTTTTCAATCCAAAATAGAAATAAAATGGTGCTCCGGTATTAATCGCTCTCGGTGTTGGATTATTTTGACCATTACCCCAATCTAATATATTAGCAGAATAATTATAATAACCGTCACTATTTGTATAATAAACACCCGACGGTCCACCCGGAGGGTTAGTATGTCTAGTATCCACCGCTGAGATAAATCCGGGCGAATAATTTAACCCTAAAGTAGAATTGTTTCTTGTTCTAAAATATCTTGAATTTGGGTCTTCTCTTTTCAAATCTTGATATCTATGGGACATAAAACCACCACCATTAATAGGGTCAGAATACCAATCATTATGTTGACTACCAAAAATAGTTCCTTGACCATTATATCCTGGACCATCAGTTCTAATATCCCAATTATAAAATGGTACTCTCTGAGATTTCACAGGAAAATTATTTACATTACAATTAACACCATTTACTTGAGATGTAATTGGTGCTAACCCATCAATTATTGTTCTTTTAGGTGAAATATAGTCTCTTAATTGTAAATCAGCTCTATAAAATACACCAATAACAACTTTTTTATAACTATTCCCCGCAATGAATACAGGGTCTTGAATTCCTGATTGAGTATAATCTTTATAATTTATCTTATCAAATGGTATAACACCTAATTCAGAATTTATCGCAACCATTTGTGCGTAATCAGCGTCAACCATACTTGTACCACCAATACCTAAAACACCACTTTCTTCATTTCTATTAAAAAAAGATTCAATTTGAGGTCCTAATCCAACACCACTTGCAATGATATCTAAAGTACTTAAATTACCAAGTCTTGAAATGATAAATAATTGTAGTAAATCCGAAACATCTTGGAAAGTAGTAGGACCTAATTTACTTGCAACATACCCATCAAATTCATCCGACAATACAATTTCTTGCATATAATTATTTCTTGGACCTAAGTCAACAATTGTCGTCGGATACAATAAATTCCTAAAGTTACCATTATACGGACCAAATGTTATTCCGAATAAACCTTCCGCAGGAGGTCTATCAGCCCCAATAAAATTAACACCATCGTAAGGACTACTTCTATAGTAAAAATTATTTGTTGTTGGGTGTAACATTAATGTATCAGTACAAAATTCACTACTAGGTTGATTACCGTTTGGTAATGTAGGGTCGGAATAAGTCACATTATTATTAAATGACCAAGCGTATAACGTACCATTAACCCAATTATTAGTAAAAAGATGTGAAAAAACATCTCTACACGCACCAAACGTAATTAAAATTCTTTCTGACCATTCAACAATTGCCAATAAATCGTGACCATTAAATAATGTAACTAAAGGTGTCGCAACAAAAACATAACAACCATTTTCCATACCTCTTGCCCCCGAAAGTGGTCCTGTTTCCCAACAAGAATTGCTAGGGTCTTTAACATAAAAATCAGTCGATTCTAAACCTGTATTTGGGTCCGGCGGATTTACTCTTACTCCATAACAAGGTAATGGTGCCATTTGAGAACATTCGAATGATTCTAAAACACCATTAATTTGTTTTGTACCATCATCAATATCTGCAGAGTTAGTATTTGATGTAGAGCCACCTGAACCTCCAACACCCGCCACCGTACCATTATCACTTAAAATAAAAGCACTAAAGTTATTATTGTTTTGTAATGGAAAACTATTACAATAACTTGGTTGTAACGCTGTTGATGTTGGTAATTTATCTGACCTCATAACCGTTTTTAATCGGTTAGTAAATTGAATAGTCGTATTTGTTTGAGAATAACCCGGAGAATAATAGTACCCAGCAGCCCTTCTACCACCATTATTTTGACAAACAACATTACCCAATGAATCAGTTACATAAAAAGATTGACTCATATCAACATCTTGATACATAAATCCCGAACCTTCAACAATTTCAGTTTCAAAATAACCTCTATTTTTTGTTGTATCTGTACCAAAACCATTTGAATCTGTATTATATCTAACCCCATAAGAATATGTGGTAAAACAATTAATCAATGGTGATGGTGATACCGTTGCGTATTGTTTCCATTCAACAACAAACCCATTATTTCCTTGAGTCCTATTATCTTGTACTGACGATAAATTAATAGGGGATGTTGACGGTATTGGTCCCCAAGTAGATTGTCTTAGTCTAACACCTTTTGTGTTTACTTGAGCTCCATTAGTTATTTGTGGAACCGGTGGTACCCAAGGTCCAAAACCACCTACTGATGGTGGATTTGAGTAACTACACCCATTACCCGGATTAAAATTACTACTAATTGTTGAATTATCAAATGATGAGTAATAAGAAATCATATTACTTGTAAATGAACTAAACCCTGAACCAATTACAATTGGTGGATTATATGGTGGTTGTGTTGGTTGTATAGGGTTAGGAACAGTAATAATTGGACCATTTGGTGCCAAAGTCATATGAAATGAATTATAATATAAAGGTAAATTTGAATAAGAAGAATCCGTATCCGTATTAAAATTAATATTATTATGATTCACCGTTTTGAAATCTCCTTTAATTGGGTGATTCAATTTGAATTTTCCACTTATAATAGGTCCACTACCAAAATTATAAAAACCAAATAATTTACTTAAATCGTATTCAATATTAACTCGAGTTGAGTGTGGGTCAACCCCTCTTACTAAAAATACCACACCTTGTTTATTAATATCCTTAAATTGGTCATTAAAATTATATTGTGTTACCGCAGGATAAGTTAAACCATAATCAGGATTTGGAGTTATCGCAGTACCACCAAATTGATTATATCTACCCCAATCACCAATAAATCCGTGAACATTATAAATTTTAGTATCATTATCTAAAAATCGTCTATTAAAGGTTAAATTATCCCAACTTGTTACCGATGTATTTGGTGTTTGATTGGTTAATGAAAGATAATCAGAATAAGTCATACCTGTTATAACTTGGTAATACTCTAAATCTATTGGAAATTTTTGATAATCATATTGAGGATATATTGTATCACCGGTAAGTTCTAAATCATATGTTACAGGAATATTAGTTCCATTACCTGATGGGTCAGCATATGTTAATGTTCTTGTGGTTGGCGTTACAACAACAAATTTAACAGGATTAGTTATTAAAAGTACACCACCTGAAATAGTATATCTACCAACACCATTTAGAACCTCACTTGAATTAGGTGTTACCGGAGCTTGAGATATTATTGTTCTAGTATTTTGATTTCCTAAGGCATCAACATCTCCCTGAATTCTAATCTTAGTGTTCGGAATTAACCCATTATAAGTAACATTAGTCACCGTTAAAGTATTACCAGAATCTACCGGTAATGCTGGTGAGTTATTAACTTTAGCTTTACCCGAAATTAGAGGTGTTATAACATCACCAACAATTGATTGTGCCGATTTATAATTTAATGTTGCACCACTCATATTAGAATCTAAACTCATAAGAGGGTCTTGAAATGTAATAACTTTACCTGATTGGAATTTTGATAATAAACCGTCTTTAACTACTAAAGCAACAACATTATCTAAGTGAAATTTACTTGAGTTAGTTGAAATTTCAGGAGCAACTTTAACTTTAATTCTATTAACACCACCACCCGGATTATCATTATTAGGTATAGAACCCGGAGAATCAATTGCACTATTTGGTACTGTAAAATTAGTTCCTGACGACACTAATTGTGATATTGATACAATATATGTTCCTACTCCACCCGTACCTCCAATATATGATAATATTGTTGTCCCCGGAGCAATTCCGGAACCACTTAATACCGCCCCAACAAATAACCACGGATTATTAATACTTTGAATCGTTAAAATATTACCCGCACCCGGTGTTGGTGTTGCCGAATTGGATATTCTACAAGTACCGTTTAGAACGATACTCGATTTATCCTGAGGACCGTTAAAATATTTTGCTTTAGTATTAAATAAATTTATTCTCTCACCAAGTGGAATACTTGATGTAAATGTATCGGTGAGGTTTTGTGGAGGAGCCCCACCAGGTGTTTGAGTGATTGTAATTAATTGAGGTGCTCTAGCTAAAACATTTTGTGCTTCATATTGACCTCCCGCAGTCCATTCGGAACCGGTAAATAATTGCTGATAAAAATAATTATTTTGTGTATTAAAAATTGTTGTACCTGTTATTGGATATGAGGTGTCTAAAAAGAAATTTGTAACAACACCATAACCCCCACTATTTTGAATGGTTGTAGACGCCGCTTCCATTTCCTCATCATTTTGAACCTGTACTTGGTCAGGTGCACCACAGCTACAAACATCACAATCAGGATAAGATAAATTAGGAATTTTAATATTTCTAAAAAAATCAGCTAAACTTAAAATTTTATCAATTAAATCTAGTAAGTCTTGGAAATCCGGACAATCTGGTTTTGAAAGATTTATTCCCGGAAGTGCATTAATTGCCGAAATTATAAGTCTAACAAAATTACATAGAAGTATTACAATGGTACCTATAACTAAAATAATTAACGTCAGAATAATCCCTAAAATAACAACTAAAAAATAAAGAATGTGAGCAAGAATAACAAGACCTATTAATGTAGGCTTAAATACATAAGATAAAATCTTTAATAAGAAAAATATTAAATCAAACCGATATACCGCATCGTTTGTTGGGAATTTATTTGTATCACTACTGCAGTCACTACTAACAATATTCTTAATTGATACAAATCTATTTGGATTATATCCTTTTCTATATTGAGTAATTAATTGAGACACTGTATAAACCTTATTATATGACATCATATAAAATGTATCTTCACAATCTATTGCTCCTTGAATATCCGGGTAATCGTTCCAATCTAAACTGAATGAATACGATTTCACCGCTTTAATATAATTTGGGTCATTATTAGGTAAGTTAAATGGGTCATCTTGTCTATCTGAACTAACCCATCCGTGTTCTTTAATATTAGGTACTAAATAGTAACCTCGTCTAATTGGTTCATTTAATGTTGGTGATTGATTCCATTTAACTTTGAATCTATATTTACCTCTTGTTGGAATACCTTTTTTAGGGTCATCAGAAATAATTTGGTCACCAAATTCATTGGTAACTAAGTAATCCAAATTCATTGGGACATCAATTAACCAAACCCCATTTTCATCAATAACTTGACCACCCTGTTCCAAATCAAAAGTTTCTAAAACAGGATACCCATTAACATCTTGGGAAATTGTTTGTCTAATTGCTAATATTTCCCCCGGTCCTGTTGTTAATGAACATAGTTCACCCGATTTTGGTTTTGGTTTACAATTCTTTTTTTGAAATTCATCATCATTTGTAGAAATCAACGAACCCATAAAAATTGCCGTAGGTTCAATATTAATATTTGATTCATTACTTAAATCAAAATCGGTTCTTGTAATACCTAAGTTACAAACTTCTGTTTGTCCCCACAAAGGTTCAACCACAATAGTTCTTGTAAAATTAACGATTTGAGGTAATTCTTTTAGATTTGTAGATTTCTTAAAACTTGTACCACTTACTTGTGTTTCTGTAGCAATACCCATTCTAACCAAATCCTGAGGAGATAGAGAGAATTCACCAATATCCGATAAGTCAATATCTACAACAAGTGTTTGAGACCCCACCGGAACCCCAAAAATCATAAAGTCACCACTTTGATTTGTAACCGCATTAAGTTTGTAATACTTATCATAAACTTCAATAAGTGTTGGGTTAGTTAATACGTCAGTTCTTGAAAAGAATGTACCGGTAGGAATGTGAGCACTATATGACGGCTCATAAGGTAACAAGTTATATCTATAACCATCCTCATTAACATCTAAAACAGTTCTATAAGGATATATTTCAGAAATTATAGGGTTATCAGCATCTTCAGTACTTAGAGGTACAAATATAGATACTTTAGCATTTGGTATTCCAAATCCATCATTAACACTAACACGACCAATAACCACACCATAATCTGAACATACACGAGTATAGATATCACTCTGTAAAACTTTAAGAGATAAAATCTCCAAGTATTCAAATTCTTGGTCAATTGATATATTAACGGATTTGTCAACCCCTACGTCAGTTCGTATTCTATATGATTTTGGCATAACATTCTTTTTTGATAAATAGTTTATTTACTATTTTCAAAAGATAATTCATTATTAAAATAAATAAATTATTATGTGAAGTTAACTGTTTTAAGATTTTTAACTCTAATGTTAATATCCTTACCCGGATATCTAACTTGATAAATCTGACTTGGTTCTGCAAAGATAGTATCGTCAACTAATTCAATTTGTCTAGTATCTGAATCCAAATATCTTTGAGAAGTTTGAGAAGACGAATATTCCCCACCAACTTTATTAAAGAAAATAATGTCAGATAACGAAATTACCCCGTTTTCACTTTGAATTAAACGTCTTAAATTTGAAACATTAACATTCTCCCCCATCTGTCTGTTTGTTGGTTCAAAAAATGTTGTGATAAGATTAATAACTTGTGAAATTACCGCACCTTGGTTTTGACTATTATCTAACACTATATCAACATTTACCCCTAAATCAATAACATTAGCAGTTTCAATTGAAACGTAGTCATTAATCATTCTATAATTTGATAGATAATTCGCCACGTTATTTTTCAATGTGTTTGAAACAATATTAGTTAAGTTACCATTTTCATCGTATGATAACATTTGAACTTTAATTTTATTATTTTCTTCAGTAATAGCAACTTTAGCCGGAGCCCCAAATTGTGAAGGCATTGTTCTAATGATAGAATCATAATCATTTATGGTAACCGCTCTTTGTTGAGCCGAGAAGTTAAACGCAACTAAGTTTCTAACCTCTTCTGTTGTTGGATAATTGGCTCCACCTATAGCGGCAGTTACGTTAGTACACGATAATGAATTGATAACACTTGTATTTTGACTTTGACTTGGACCATTCACAAAAAATGAAACTGTACCAACCTGAGTAATAGCATTTACCCCCAAGTTACTTCCGGTACCACCACCAATTCTATATTGAACGAATAATGTCGAATTAGCCTTTAATGTACTACCTAATGCTAAATTATTTGAATATTTGTATAAATTCAAATTATAACCCTCTCTTGCGAATTCTCGTAATTGTTCATCAGCTGATTGATTACCACCTCCAAAAGTCATTTTCATAAATCCTTCCGGAGTAAATTCTGTTATAAATTTACTACTTGTTTCAATATACTTACCTACCTTGATTCCAGGTTGGTCTGATACTTTAGTCGGGTCCTCAACAAACACTCTACTATCCGCCAAAGCATTTACCTCATACCATCTATTATCTAAACCTAAAAACTCTTGAACTGAAGGTACATTAGAATATTGTGCACTATCTTTTAATAAAACACTAGTTACACCTAAAACATTTTTTTCAGGTAAAAATACCTCTAAAAATGGTCTAACATCATTTGCGGTTACAACTTTTTTGAATACTTTTGTAACACCATTAACAACCGTTTCTCTCTTAACAATAGTATAATTAATTAATGTATTATTCGAATCAAAATTAGGTATTTTCAATCTATTAGGGAATCCTTCAGCACCAATTGGTGACGAAAAGTCAATATCATACACCGTTTCAAAGATTTGACCGGCACCACTAACTTGTGAACCTCTACGTAATATACCACAGTATCTTAAATCTTCTTTATCCCCATAAGCAGGAACTGTAATTGAAAAATCAACTAAAGCAACTGATGGTCTTTGTCCGGGAACTTTTAACCCGTATGTTCTCGCAATATTAAATATTGATGACCTTTGTTGTGCATATTGTAATACAGTTTCTTGGATACTTCTATCAATATTAAACTGTAAGTTATCAGTAACCGCAGCGTTTAAGTCTAATAACACCGAGAAAACCCCCGCGTCATTAAAGTTATCGATTAATTCAGGATAATAAGTTCTTGTGAAATTTATTAACTCTGTTCTTATTGATTGAAAGTCTCTCGTAGTATACGATATTTTCTTATTAGCCATAATATTAAATGTTAATTATTACAAAATCACTAGCGTTAAAAACGTCATCACTAATTGTGTATTCAATTTTAACCTTAGCGGTATGTTCTTTAAGTCCGATTCCGGGAACTCTATAAATTCGTTCATCACCATCAACATAAGTTCCTTTATCTTCTTCCCCCATATCTGCAGAAGTTACACTTATATTAGTAATAGTAATGTTTGGTATGTATTCTTCAACAGACGCTCTAATTTCCGCTTCAATCTCTGAAAATGTTGGACCATCCATTGGTTCAAATATAAATTCATACAATCTTGTCCCAAAATCAGGTAAATAATATCTAGTACCTTTTCTTGTTAACAAAAGATGTATTAAATCTGTTCTAATCTCTTGAGCCGCCTCCGTTGAAAGACTTAAATATTTCCCATTACGAGAATCGTTAAAAGGAAAATTTATTCCATATGTTCTACCATCTGCCATAACTATAAATATAGTGTCGTCATTATTTTTTATAAATACCCTTAAAATAAAAAATCACGACCTAAGCCGTGATTTATATTCTTATTAAGAACCACATCCGAAACACTCAAACTCGGAATCCGAAGGTTTTTGTGTTAATTCAACTTTTGGTTTCTCAATTGGTTTTGGTTGACCTACTTTAGATATGTCCACCGCCAAGTGTTTTGCTCCAGTTGATATCGCTTTTGTTCTAACATAATAACAAAGAGTTTTCAACCCTTTACCCCAAGAATGGAAGTGTGATGATGAAATTTTTGATAATGTTGGGTTTGACATATAAATGTTCATTGATTGTGATTGGTCAATGAATGGTGCTCTGTCAGCCGCCATATCAATAAGTTCTCTTTGAGATATTTCCCAAATAGTTTTGTATTTTGGGATTAAATGTTCAATTCTTTTAACTTTCTTGTTGTAATTTTTTTCTTCAGGGTCAAGATAATGATTGAAGTTAATATTTTGAATAGAACCTTCATTCATAATAATTTCATTTTTCAAATCTTCAGACCAAATACCAATTTTCTCAAAATCGTTAATTAAGTATTTGTTAACAATTAAGATTTCTCCCCCAACTACACGACGATTAAATAATGCCGAGTGAGCCGGTTCTGTCATTTCAAATGAACCTGTAATCTTAGCTGAAGATGCTACCGGCATCTGAGCCGTGAATAACGAGTTACAAACCCCGTGGTTAGACACTTCTAATTTAAGTGTGTCCCAATCCCATAATCCACCTAATCCTTCGTAATCTAATCCCCACATATCAAATTGGAAGATTCCTTTTGACATTGGTGACCCTTCAAAGAAGTCATATGGTTTATATTCTCCTGATTTACATAATTCCATACTTTCGGTGATTGCTGCGAAATAGATAGTTTCAAAAATGTTTTTATTTAACTTTCTCGCCTCTTCAGATGTAAAGATGTAATCCATTAGATAGAATACGTCCGCAAGTCCTTGAGTTCCAATAGCTATCGCTCTTTGTTCTAAACCACCTTTTCTACCTTGTTCAGTTGAATAACTATTGATGTCAACAACTTTGTTAAGTGCTCTAACAACCTTTCTAACCTCACTATAAAGTAATTTGAAATCAAACTCACCTTTAACAATAAAGTTTTTTAATACCATAGATGATAATGTACAGATTGCTGTGGTGTTCTCATCAGTATATTGGTAAATCTCATTACATAAGTTAGATTGTTTAATTACCCCAATGTTTTGATGATTAGTTTTTCTGTTCGCACTATCTTTAGAACATAAATAAGGAACTCCGGTTTCAACCTGAGATTCAATAATTTTATTCCAAATTGTTTGTGCTTTTACTTTTTTACCAAGACCAAGTTCAACTGCTCTGTTATAACTATGTTCGTATTCTTCACCATAAGTTTCCTGTAATGGTTTGATACCCGCTTTAATAATATCGTTAGGACAGAACAAATACCAATCTGAATTGTCTTTAACGGCATTCATAAAGTTGTCCGGTAACCATATAGATGTAAACAAATCTCTTGCTCTTAATTCCTCAGCACCTGTATTCTTTTTGATATCAAGTAAATCAATAATGTCTTTGTGCCAAGGTTCAATATAGATAGCTGCACTTCCCGGTCTTCTACCTTGTTGGTTGAAGAATCTTAACCCTTCATTAACAATCTTTAAGTATTTCAATAAACCACCCGCAAATCCTCCTGATGAGTTAATACGACTTTCTTTACTACGAACATTAGACATACATAATCCAATACCTGCAGCATCAGATGAATAAGTTGAAATGTCGTTGAATGTTTGTAACAACCCTTCTCTTGAATCTCCGTGATTGTATTTCAATACACAAGACGCTAGTTGAGGTGTTTTAGTACCCGCATTAATCATAATTGGTGTTGCAGGAGAAATAAGTTGATTTGATAATGATTGGTAATACTCAACCGCTTGTTCTAATGATTTAGTAACCCATAAAGCCACTCTCATATACATATGTTGTGGTCTTTCAATTACTCTACCTTCAGGAGTTTTTAACAAATACATTTCTTGTAATGATTTCCACGCAAAATAATCAAAATTGTAATCATTCTCGTGATTTATTACAGAATCAATATTTTCAGGACCATATTTTTCAATAGTTTCCATTAACTTATCGTTAATAATACCATCAACGTGTAATGTGTGCATTGTGTTACAGAAACTTTCGTCAGTTTCTTTATGATATGCTGATATTGCTACTGAAGACGCTAGTCTTGAATAATCGTGGTGACTACCGGTATATGCCGCAGCAATCTCGTAAACCAATTTATCCAACTCTTTGGTTGTAATAACACCCTCTGTTGGAACTGAAGTAATCACCTTAATGAATACCTCATCAGCATTTACGTTTAATCCTCTTGCTGCTCGTTTAACTCTATTGTAAATTTTTTGGGGGTTGAACGAAACTTCGTCCCCCCCTCTTTTTCTTATCTTTAATGACATCATATTAAAAATCCTCTGTAAATGTTAATGACTCACCTAACTTAGCCTTTTGGTACTCCATAGTTCTTGATTCAAAGAAGTTTCCTTTTGTTTCAACAGCAATCTGTTCCATAAACTTAAATGGTTGTTCTACGTTAAATTGTTTTTTACATCCAAATTTAACTAATAACCCGTCGGTAACAAACTCAAGGTATTGTTTCATTAAGTTTGAATTCATTCCAATTAACGATACTGGTATAGATTCAGTAATGAACTCTTTTTCAATCTCCAAAGCAGATAATAAGATTTCTCTAATTCTTTTCTCACTTGGTTTGTTTTCTAAATGATTATTAACCAAATGAATCGCGAAATCACAATGTAAATTTTCATCCTTGAATATTAATGAATTAGCATTACATAAACCTTGCATAATTCCTCTTGATTTTAACCAAAAGATTGAACAGAATGACCCTGAAAAGAAAATTCCCTCAACAGCCGCAAATGCAATTAATCTTTCTTGGAATGTTGAATTTTCAATCCAATCCAAAGCCCATTTTGCTTTCTTTTGAACCGCAGGTAATTTATCAATTGCGTGGAAACATTCGTCTTTTTCGTCCGCATCTGAAATATAAGTATCAATCAATAATGAATACATTAAAGAGTGAATATTTTCAGCCATAAGTTGGAATCCGTAGAAAAACTTAGCCTCAGGGTATTGAACTTCTTTTAAGAAGTTTTCCGCAAGGTTTTCATTAACAATTCCATCAGATGCCGCAAAGAATGACAATACATTCTTCACAAAGAATCTTTCATTATCAGTTAAATTTTCCCAATCTCTAATATCATTAGACAAATCAACTTCTTCTGCCGTCCAAAACGCTGATTGATGTTGTTGGTAAAACTCCCATATATCATTATGCTCAATTGGGAAAATCACGAATCTATTCGGATTTTCTTTTAATATTTTTTCTTCCATTTTTTTAATTATTTTGTGTTTGTTCTTTTTGTTTTCTCTTGTCTAACAAGTCTTTGATTCTTTGTCTATTTCTTTCTTCGGTTTGTTCTTCTAATCCTAAGAATGTTACTGAACTCTCAGTATCGATTTCCAACATACCATTGTCGAATTTACAATTCTCAAATACAACCCCATCATCACCAATACGTGATTTAGTTATTGCAATCGTTGCTAGTTTCATTTCTTTTTGTTGTAGAGATTTAGCCACGGAAATGATTACGTGCCCAACCTGTGCTTTTTTGATAGAACCACCCATTTGGTCGGTAGTTACTACATCTGAAGATATTGAACTTCTGTTACCCTGAGTAGCCGTCCACCCAACAATATCTAATTCGTGACACATAGCCTCAAATCCTCTCATTACTGAACCCTCAGATTTCCATTCATCTCCTAAGTTTTTATCCGGAACCACACAGTCAATGTAGTCCAATAATACCATATCAATTTTGATTCCTTCAGACATCATTTTTCTAATTTGATTCTTAATTTGCATCATTGTTACAGTATCAGATGGAAGTTTTTTAAGTATAAGTTGATTAGACATTGTCTCTTTAACATTCTTAACTTTTTCCATAACTTCCTCTTTTCTTAAAGACAATTCATCCGGGTGGATTTTTGTCCATAAGGTAATGTGTTTACGTTGAATAATCTTTGGGTTATCCTCAAAGAAAATTTGTAAAACATTGTATCCCAAATTAAATGCGTGATTTGAGATTTTTGTTAGTAAAGTAGATTTACCAACACCGGTTGGTGCTAAAACAACACCGATTTCACCCTTCGCTAAACCACCTTTTAAGAGTCTATCTATCCCCGGAATACCCATTGGTATCGGATGACGATAATCTTCGTTTAGAACCTCGTCTAAATTGCTAAAAACACTTTCAGTTCCCTTATCGTGTTCCCCAACCTGAAGAGCTTTACTAACCAATTCTTCTAATGTGTCATAACTCTCGAATTCACCCGCATCGATGATTTTTTGAGCTTTAACCATTACTTTTTGTAACTCTTGTTGTTTACAGAATTTCATTGATTTTTCTTGTACAAATTCCGACCCTTCAACATCCGTTTCTTTAATCTTATTAAGTGTATCAATAACGATTTTTGCCGCCAGAGGTTGTTGTAACTCAGATTTTGTAATTTGTTCTAAGGTGTCAAACGTAGGAGTATGTTCGTATTTTGAATAATATTCCTTAATCATTTGGATGATTAATTTGAAATATTTGTTTTCAAAATAATTTGCTTCAATCACATCGATAATAGACCTTGAGAAGTCTTTATCAACGATGATTTGGTTTAATAATTGTAGCTGAAATGTGCTACCAAGATACTCAAAATTTTTGTTTGTCGCCATATATTTTTTATTAGTGTATTTGATAAATACTATACACTTAGGTTAACGTCTAGATAATTGTATGTTAAATTTTTTGACGAAAAAATGTCAGTCAAATTCATTAACAAGTTTTTTAGGTGTGGGCGTACATCTACGGTATATCTTACCTTTGGAGGGTATACTTTCGCATCTATCTGTCTATGACAAATTGTCACATCATTTTGTTTAATAAAGATGTTGAAGTACTCCGGTCCGTCAATATAAGACGTTTCCAAAATAGCCGGATTGTTAATAATTTCGTACATATTGTCTGACATATATGTTACGGTTTTCAATGCTAATTGAGACTGAACATCCTCTTTCAATGTTTGGATTAGTTCATAAAGTTCTAACGAATTTTTAGCTTTATCGTTAAACTCTCTCACGTTGAAAAATCTTTGAACGATAATGTTATCGTTTACCATCATTAAGAATTCTAATTTTACTGAATCTTGGTCTTTCATAAGTTTTAATTAATTGTTTTTGTAATTTCTTTTTTCTTTTCTTGTTAGTTTCATAAAGGGTCTAACAAAATTAACCCACGCATCATCCCCTTTAGGTAGATATTTGAACC